TTATCGGACTCTAAGCAGATCTGAATATCTCGTCGTATATCGAGGCGACAGCATTTCTCGCTTCATTTGCCACTGTTGCTGTATGCCCTGCCCGGCAAAGTAGAGCGTGCCTTTTCCATCTTTCGAGTTCAGATGATCGAGCACTTCCATCAACCTTTCGCTACCTGCCCGCGGCGAGTTCTCGTCGAACAGGTTGAGCTGGGCCACTCCCTGGCTAAAGAAGTCCCCAAGCATAATGCCGGCTTTCTGGTACCGGTGACCATCCTTCCAGATTTTATCCAGGCACTTTACCGCAGCGTTGATGATGTCTCGGGAATCCTGAGTGGGGGTGAGAAGCTTCATGGACGCACTGTTACCGTAATATGGCTCGTTAAGCGCAAAGGGAGAGGTCTTAACGAATGCAGAGATAAAGCGGCAATACTGGTGCTCACCGCGAAGCTTTTCAGCACCCCGAGCGGCATAGGAGCAAATAGCCTGACGCATTTGTTCGTACTCTGTAATGCGTTCCCCAAACGACCTGCTGCAAACAATTTCCTGCTTTGCTGGCGCAAACTCCTCCAGATCCAGACATGGCTCACCGCGAAGCTCTCTGACGGTTCGCTCGAGTACCACGTTAAAGTGTTTGCGGATAATCCATGTGCTTTGTTCTGAGAGGTCCAGAGCTGTTTTGATGCCCATAGCATTGAGCTTCTTGGTGATGCGCCTGCCGACGCCCCACACGTCCTCTACTGGTACCAGAGCCAACAACCGACGTTGCCGATCGACATTCGAGAGATCAACCACGCCGCCCGTCTGCCGCTGCCATTTTTTCGCGGCATGGTTAGCCAGCTTAGCGAGGGTTTTCGTCTGCGCGATGCCAACGCCAACGGTAAGGTGCGTGCGCTTCAGAACCGTAGCGCGAATCTCTTTGCCAAACTCCGTCAGCTCCCGGCAGTTGCGGACACCTGTCAGGTCGCAAAAAGCTTCGTCGATACTGTAAATTTCGACGCGGGGGCTCATTTCCTCGAGCGTAGTCATTACCCGGTTCGACATATCAGCGTAGAGCTCATAGTTGCTGCTGAAGCAAACAACGCCAGCGCGCCGGAATAAGTCCTTTTGCTTGAAGAAAGGCTCTCCCATGGTAATTCCAGCAGCTTTGGCCTCGGCGCTGCGCGCTATGACGCAGCCGTCATTATTCGAAAGAACAACCACCGGCCGTCCTATCAAATCGGGCCTGAACACTGTCTCGCATGATGCGTAGAATGAATTCACATCACAGAGCGCAAACATATCAGCTGGCCGATTTAACAATGAAAGTAACTACGCCGAAAATGTCCAGCGTTTCTTCGCTGCCTACCACAATCGGACTATAAGCACGGTTCATCGGATTGAGCTGAACAGTTGGACGCAGTTGAAGCCGTTTAACAGTAAATTCCCCATCCACAGCCGCAATCACAATGTCTCCGTGTTCAGCAGTCCGTGAGCTATCAACCACCAGCAGATCACCGTCGCTGATCCCCGCTTCTATCATCGAATCCCCTGCGGCCTTAACGAAATACGTTGAGCTGGGATGGGAAACAAGCAACTCATTAAGATCAATGCGCTGCTCTACATAATCAGCTGCGGGGCTGGGAAAACCACATTGCACCAAATCGCTGTATAGTGGGATTGCGATAATTTCTCGCAGTTCAGTAGGCCTGATAAATTCCATTACGCATACCTCAAATACTGTTTTTATATACAGTAGTTTCGTTTCTGTCAGCGCGCAATACACCTTAGTCGTAGCGACTGTTTAAAGCTTCACCGCTTCGTTTCTAAGTTTCTATCAGGCTTCGAATTATTATTTTTGTAAATTTTCCGTCTGAAATGCCAGATGCACAAATTTAAGCCGGTTTGGATGCAGGGAATTTTTTATAAAGCGTACAGACAGCAACATCATAGATAATTGCCACCTGCTTTCTGTCCACGCCGTTTGAAATCAACCTGCCAGCCTGCGCCCATTGCGCTGGGGTTAACTTCGGACGCCTGCCACCTATGCGTCCCTTCTCCCGGGCTGCCGCCAATCCTGCCCGGGTGCGTTCCACGATTAACTCCCTCTCCATTTCGGCAAGGGCTGACATGATGTGGAATATGAAACGCCCCATTGGGCTGGAAGTGTCGATGCTGTCCGTAAGGCTTTTGAAGTGGATGCCGCGCTGCCGGAGTTCGTCCACCAGCAGTACCAGATTCCGCATGCTTCGCCCGAGGCGATCCAGCTTCCACACTACCAGCGTATCGCCCTCACTCAGCGTTCGAAGAAGCTTTTTAAGCGCTGGCCGGTTCGCTACCGTCCCGCTCATTTTTTCCTCAAAAACCTGTTCACATCCTGCGCGTTCGAGAGCTTGTCGCTGGAGATCCGTATTTTGGTCATTTGTTGACACCCTTACGTAGCCAATTTGCATGTTTTTCACCCAATATTTTCTGCAAAAAAATCAGGTGAAGTTATCGGCATGGCTGCCGCAGGGCAATCTATAAAACGTCGGTTTGGGAGACAGCGCCACCCCCAACTTCGGAAGCCTCGAAATTGGTGCCAAAAAACCTTCTTCTGCAAGCTTTGTGGATTTCCATTTCCTTGGTACTAACGACTATGACGCGCGCATACTATGCGGCGGTAATTCTAATGGTGCTATGGGGAAAGGAGACTTCACATTTTACGCTGGGAAATACGTTTTCATCGGTGATAGCTTTGAGTTTCGTAATCCTATTACCTGTCAGAATAGCATCAGCGCATCTGCAAAAATTGCGACTACTTCTGATATGGAATGCAAAACTAAAATCGCTGTTTTGGCCCCAGCTGACAATCAAAATGCTCATGTGTGGTTTTATGGTACAGGTGGGGCGTCCAGAGGAGTAATCTATTCCAGCCAAACAGGGGTTATTCAGATCCGCCCTGACAATAATGATAACGGCGGCTCCAATGGATACTCTTTTGCATTTGGGGCTGATGGTAAGTTTACCTGCGTCACGATGAATCAGACCTCAGATGAGCGGGTTAAATTCGACAAAGAGCCCGTCAGCGCGGCTCTGGATAAGATATGTTCTCTGACGGGCTTCACGTTCGGAATTCAGCTCACAGAATCGGAGTCGGTACGCAGCGCAGGCATCATCGCCCAGGATCTGGAAAAGGTTCTGCCCGTTGCTGTAAGTTCTGGCGGAACTGGCACTACGCCAGCAGGAGAGGAAATTAACGATCTTAAAACGGTGGACTACAGTGCCATGAGCGCCCTGTATGTTGAGGCCATTAAGGAGCTGGCCGAACGGTTAAACCTCATCGAAAAAGAACTGGCCGACCTTCGCGGTGCGACAGTTGTCTAACTCTCTTCATCACTTTGCAGACGCTGCTGTGAACGTTTGAAAACTGAATCTGTTGGCATATCCAGGCGAACATCGATCCAGCTACTCACCGGCACGTCCATCGGTTCCCCTTTCGTTTTGACGATCTCCCCGTTATCGCTCAGCATGTATTTTCGCTTAAACAGGCGGATAGTCAGCTCGTCGTCAGCGGTTTGCTCAGCTTCAGCCACACCCAGTTCCCCCATGCCGCCAGGGTCCATTGGCGGCAGTAACTGCCACCCCTCAGACGCCAGCCCTGCCGAACCAGTCAACACATAAACTCCCACATCGAGCCGGAAAATTTTGATTCCTTCAGCTTCGGTGTTCGCCGTACCGCAGCCGCACCATGAAAATCCATCCTCAGCAATATCTGATCGCAGGCATGTATCAGCACTCGCAACAATACGAGCGACCGGAGATGCTGCTTTCAGGGTACCATCACTGGCTTTAGTGGTATTGCCCGTGGTGTAAGCCTCCTGATATGACCAGGATGAGCCACTGTAATACGAGAACCACGTTCGTCTCAGAATGTAAGCCTGATGAATACGTGTTGGACGGCTGCCCCGGTTGACGACTATTGACGTAATACCTGTATTGGCAGTTAGCCCAAGCTGGGTAAGTCCATCATTGGAGTGAGAGGTGAAACAGGTCGGTGTAAACGCGTCCATAGCGTCCAGTAGTGGTCCATCGCCATGGATAGAACCAACCCCAAACGCCCCCACTTGCATGACATTACCGGAGTCCGTTCCGACGTCCTTAGTCGCGCTACTTCCCAAACCGAGGTTTGTGCGAGCGTCAGCGGCATTCGTTGCCCCGGTCCCACCGTCCGAAACTCCAACCGCCCCATTGCTCCCTTTCTGGACCAGTTTGCCGATCGCCGGAATGGTTACACGAGTGCCGTTGATGGTAACGGTGATGTTCTGGTTTGCTGAGGTGGTGGCGAACGTCTCCCACGCGCCAATGTTCTCGTCATACTCGTTGATGAGCTGAGACATGCTCTGCGCCAGGCCGTCGACCGAGAGACTATCAGTAACAAGAATGCCGTACTTCTGGCCGCTCAACGTCGGAGACGCGGCAGGCGTAACCGTCAGTGACGTCGCACTGTTGATGGCCGTAATCTGAAACATCTGTACCGGGTTAGAAAGTACAAACATCGTCTGGCCAACCCGAATCTGGCTGGCCGGCGCCGTCCAGTTCGTGCCGGTGCCGGTGGCTGTATTTCCGTTAATGGCAATGGTGCCAGTGTTATAAAGCATATTTTCTCCAGGCAATAAAAAAACCCCGCCGAAGCGAGGTTGATTAAAAAGACAGTTTATTCAGACGTACATATCGGGAAGAACGGGAAGGTTCAGTGGCGTTACGCGGATGACACGACCACGTGGTTCACAGGCAATTTGTGGAATAGAGCCATTGAACTGGCTGGAATCAAACTCAATGTACAACAGAGCTGTGTTTGGATAGCGCAGTTTGGCATCGATGACCTCTGTATAACTTTGGAGCGTCATCGTGTCGCCAATTTTGGCACTGTTTGCGTCAGCGGTAATTTTGCGCAGTCTGATGGTCCAGGTGCTGCCAGCTTTCGGTAAATCGATGCGATGGCTGCGTTCATAACCGGATGTGGTTTTCCCGGTCACATTAGTATCAAGGACCTTTTGCCAGCTACCACCGTTCGTTTGAAGCTCCACCACATAGTTGATGGAGTACCCAACCAAATCCCCGTTATCCTGCTGTTTGAAAAGAGATGGCCACTTCAGGCGCAGGCGAACCGCCGAAAGCTGCGTATTGGTGAAGGTATGCGTCCAGGCTGTTTCGCTGGATACTTCGGTACCTACGCTGATTTCATTTTCTGTGCCAGGTATCCCCTGAATGTAATCCTGAGCCTGCGTCCCTGGCCGAAACTCCCACACGACACCGCTGAAGTTCTCGGAACCATCAGCATTTTGTAAAGGTGTGCCGTCAAGATAGATATCCTTCGCGGTCAATCCACCAGCAAACTCCCCTTCACCGAGAACCATCAGGATTTTCGCTTTCGCAACGGACTGGAGATCATCGGGCTGCTCGACGGGAGTGCGGGAACTCGAGCTGCCGCCTTTACGTCCGGTAATTGTTTTAGCCATATCGCGCCCATAAAAAAAGCCACCCGAAGGTGGCCTGATAGACAAATATTTGTTATTGCTGGTCTTCTACGTAAATCCCGGCAGAAGCAACAGCGCCGCCGATTCGCCGCTTACCATAGAGAATGGGGACAGGGTTTCCCTGCGAGGTTGTGTTCGTCACGCCACCAAATGCATAGCTGGCGCGGTTATCTGCTGATTGCTTGCTGGCTAGCCCGGTAGTCTGTGGAGAAAGCATCTGGACTACGCCGCCGATCGCCATTGATGCCCCAATCCCCGCCACAGCTCCCCATCCACCAGCAAAAGCAGTCCCACCAATCCCGATCGCGGCTCCTCCCGTGACGAACGCAGCAACAGCGACAAGGGCAACCCCGAGGATTGTCTGAAACACCCCGGCTCGCTTACTGCCGATGATCACCGGCGCGATGCGGATTTCCTCTGTGCTCCTGTCCATACTGAGCTCATCGTTTAAGAGGTTTCGTTTCCCGCTGAATACCGCATAAGTTAAACCTCGTTGTTTACTGGTATTCAGGAAACGCTCAAAACCCGGCACGATAACGCTCAGGGCACGAATGGCCTCTTTTGGTGAAGCTACTGATAAACGATATTCACGCCCGAAGGTGGCGCCCAGCACGCCATAAAGCCGGACGGTTCTGAGCGGTTCTTTATCGAGTGAATTTGCCATATTTACTCCATAAAAAAACCCGCCGAAGCGGGTGTGACAAATATCGGAAAGCAAAAACCCGCCAGTTGACGGGTTTGGTTATTTGCAGAAATATTAGCAGTGTTTCTTCCAAAACCTTCTGATTTTAGGTTCCACTTCGTCTGATATGTCGAAGCCATTTAGTATCCGAATGAAAGTCTCATCTTCTATATCAGATGGCTGAGGTTTTATACTTCCCTCATGGACTTTTTTATCTATGCTACCAACCTTCCAAATGACAGCTCTTTCATAAACCACATAGCTATCATGGCGCACAAAGGGATGGTCACCTGCTTTTAGAATGCAGGTTGGATCATAGGGAACACCTGCCTTCACGCTCGATATATTGACAGCAAGAACGCAGTCACAACCATCTATAGGATAATGCACAGGGTCATTACATATGACATGCAGATGATCTACGCTGCCGCTGAGCGCTAAAACTGTACCTTTCCTATATGGTTGATATTTTGTCATCTTAACTGAGCACTAAATTCCATTAGCTCTTCTGATTCGCTCATATGCTGAATGATGTTATTGGCCTCTTCCTCTGTTTTGCCTTCAAACATCAAGATTAGCTTTCTGTCGATTGGCTTATTAGAATTGCCTACATCTTCCCACTCAGGACAGAACTCTTTTAGATGGGTCATATCCCTGAGCTCAAAGCGATTCATATGCCCAAACTTGGCGTAAACACCATCGAGTATTCTTAGGTCGGATCGGCTTAAACTGTCGAGAACCTCATCCACATCAACCTTTCTTGGGTCATGGCGAAGAACCAAGTCAGTCCCTTCCGTTTTCAACAGCCTAAACCAGTACTTTCCGCCCTTTTTATGTTTGTTGCGAATCAGATCCAGAGTGTTTGACATCACTGGACCATGTTTCATTGAAAAAAGGTTATCCTCACCCATCATCCTGCCCCTCTCGATGAGAGAACTGCGATTTGAAAGGTAAAGTAATTTCATTAGCTTCAGATATGCCATGCGCCCGCCACGTTTAAGTAGCAGGTAAGCAGCCATCTGAGCTACTTTTTCTTCGCAAAACATAGTTGAACCTCTAAATCAATAATGAAAGCACATCTCTACAACGATTTTATAGCCAGCTATAACTTTTAAGCAATCTTCATTTCGTCAAGATAGCCCCACGTTCGACGATGATCGCAATAGCCATTTTGAAAGTTAACGACACTTTCGCAGAAGTTACCCCTCAGGTAATAGTAAACTATTGTCACGTTCTCGGGAGATAGGCGGGGCCTATGAGCCGGCTTCAGCTTTCAAGAATGGCATAAATAGCACTTTTTGCACAAAATGCATGGCTTGGTTGGAATGCACAACAACAAAGATTGCTGTAGTATTTCGCCCCCTCTGAATGGTGGTGCTCAGATTTTAACCGCACCCTAATACAATTTTATGTCTGAGTATCTTCATGGTCCTTTCCATCCAGTAGCCGCCATAAGGTACGCGCTGGCTCAGATGCCCATAAAGGTGATGCAGCAGCATGTTGCCTTCCAGCAGAATCCCCGCATGATTCCACTTATCAGCCTGAACCTGCATGATCACCATATCGCCTGGTTTCGGCGGCCCGTCAAATTCACGGAATCCGCATTCATACCAGCAATCCTGATAGAAGTTGTCCGGATAGTCTTTTTCCCACCAGGGATAATCAACCCGGTAATCGTGAAGCTCAATACCATGTATTTGCCGGAAATAGCTCATTATCAGCCCCCAGCAGTCGAAGTGACCAAGCACAAAAGGACGCTCCAGCAGCGGCAGCTCTCCGCGTGGCTGAATAGTGCGTATATCCCCCTCCGGCCAGCTCACTATATGCCAGGGTAAAAGCGTTGCGTCGCATTGCGCTTTATCCAGTTCGCTCGGCTGCGTCGTGGCGTCAGGGTGGCTGTGAGCGATGGCGATCACCGTCCCCCAATCCTCAGCGGCTGCGTAATCTTCGGGGCAAAGGACAAAATTGTCCTCCGGCGCCGCGGCAAGATTCCGGCAAGGAAAATAACGTTCAACGCGGCTTTTCTGCGCCACCACACCACAGCACTCACGAGGATATTCAGCGGCTGCATGCGCCATAATCGCATCAATGGTTTTCTGACGCATATCAGCTCCTGATAAGGGAAGTACCCGGGAAACCACCGAACGGCAGTTCTTCATTCTCACCGAAGCGCAACTTGCACGCCGTGAGCGTGCCGTTACAGACATCAAGAGAGGGATCATCGACGGGATTATTGTTGTTATCGAAGTATCTGGTTCCGGCATAATCGCAACCGTCACCGGTTCGGTACTTATTGCGCATGCACCAGGTGCACAGGGAATGAAGCTGGCGCGTGGGGATCATCTTACCCTGCAACGACATCGGGCTATCGAGTACGAATTCGATACTTTCACCAGGAATTTCGCTTTTTTTTCCATCAATGTAGAAAACGCGTTTTCTGACCTGTTGTGGATCAGCTGTTGTATTACCTTCCGGGAAGTTCTTCGCGTCGAGATAATGCGAATAGGTATCATGGATAGTGACTTTCGCCTGTAGCATATCGTCATAAGCTAGGCACAGCGCTGTAATCTTGCTATCGATATCTGCAACCGTGAGCGTTGGCTGGGCGCTGTTGCCGTCTGTGGAGGCTTCAAGCCCTTCAATTTGATACGGCCAGGCGGCATATTCCTCCCCTTGCCACCAGATACTTTTCGCCTTCAGCTTTGATTCATCCCCACCAGCGGCTGCGATTTCTTCTTCTGTGTGCGGGAAGTTGTACGCGTGAAATCGCAGTACATCATCCACGCCGAACGTAGAACCATCAACTTCGATAAGACGGACTTTGTTGCCGGGCTCAAGACTTTGATAGTCTGCTGTGATCATGGTGCGTACGCCTGTTTGAATGTTGCGGAAATGGTCATGACTTTGCTGGACAAGGGCTGTGACTTGATTGATTCGGCCTCAATCCGGAAGAGTCCTGTTTCGCCAACTGGAGATGTCCAGATAAATGCCTTTGTGACGTGAGAACGAAAAAATTTTAGAGCCTGAAGCATGTCCGTATTTTTGCCCGTTAGGGTTACAGGCCATGACTGCTTTTCAGGGTTGATGCCTTCCCCGGCAATCTGCTCATAGCCGTCGCCAAAGGTTGCAGAGCGGGTTTTATGGTTAAACGTTCCCTCCATTCCCGCCTGTATCTGCGTTCGCCAGGTGAACGTTTCCAGGGCCATGTTTGCTCCATAAAAAAAGCCACCCGAAGGTGGCTTGTGACAGTATGAGAAGGAGATTAGCGGGTTTCACAACCAAGCTGAGACTTGTCGATAATCTGCGTGCCTTCAACACGGTAACCATATGTGCCGAACAGAAATGCGTGATTTAATTGATAAATAACAACATCGCTTAAGCCTACTGAACACTTATCTTTTTCAATAGCCCGATCCATTGCAGTTTTAACGCTCGGAATGCCCAGCGGGAAAATTACAATTGGGGCTTTGTCTTCACCAGTCACACGTTGACCTTTTTCAAACTTAGCTGCGTTCAGGTTGTAATTTTTAGTACTACCAACAGTCATATCAGCAACACGAACAGTACAGCCAGACAACATTAAAGCCCCAAGAGCTAAAGCCACTACCTTCTTCATTTTAAGTTTCCTTTAATTGCAATCGGAAACATCTTAACACGATGAATAATATGATCAAAAAAAACGCCGAAGTGTCTTATCTTGATTTTGTTGCATTCCAGATGAGGCCACCAGGCTGAAGTTGTTTCGCAATACCTGCCCGAACAGATTGATCAATAGTCTGCTTGTAAGCGCGAGAAACAGCATCGTTATTTGCAGAAGTCTGCTGCTGTGAATTTTGGTTTTGAACAACTACGGACGTTTGAATACTTACCCCACCGGCCGATGATGACTGAAGCCCATACATCGGAGCGTGGCCAACATAACCGCCATTTGCATAACCCTGAGCTCCACGCATAAGCGCATACAGATTGCCAACCCCCAGCGCACTGGTTGCCTCCTTGGTGAATACGAATTCGCCACCATGCACCACGCCTTTTGGCTGATACTTACCTCCATCCCCCGTGTAGCCGCCAGTATCAAACTCAGGGACTGCGCCACCATCAGAAAATCCGAAAAATGAACCAAATGAGGTTCCACCAAACGCAGACTTCATTCCGTTGACCAATGCCAACTGCGTAAGCATTTGGGCGGTGCCCTTCAGGAAGGTAGACAGGAAATCTGAGAAGTTAGATTTACCTGTAGTAAAAAAGTCGGTAGCGTGCCAGCACCTGTGAGGGAAGAAGGGAATCGAACAGGCTCAGCTGATAACTGACCTCGTTCCTGGAAAGCGCCAGCAATTCGCCTTCCAGCCCGGACTGCATCGAAGCGACAGCCTGATGATTAAGTTCGCGTACGCTGCCGAGCAAGCTTTCCAGACGTGTAACCCTGAAGCTATCAGCCGGGAGCCGATCCAGAGCATCCAGCAGACGGGCAGACAGTTCTGAGTCCGTCTCGTTAAGCAACTTCACCATCCGGTTAGCCACGCCCGTCGCATAGCGGCTAATCCAGACAGAATGGGCAATGGCCTCATCCCGCAAACTTTCGTTGACTGTTGCCATATCATCCCCCGGTCAATGAGGGAGCCTGATTGCGGAGCGCATCAATCACATCATCCGGGCTGTCTGCCGGGTTGATGAGGTCGAGTTTCTGAAGCGCCCGAATCATGTCAGTATCGCGCAGCGCGCCGGACTGCCAGGCGCTCACAATGGCGGTGACCATCCCGGATTCGGCAATCTTCGCTATAAATTCCTGGTTGATGATGTAAGCTGGCTCATCCCCATTAATGCCCAGGTACTTTGCACACCAGCCCAGCGCCAGCGTGTAAGCCTCAGAAACGTTCGAAACGCAGATACCTAGCACCGATGTCGATGATGTCTGCTCACCGCTTGCCTGCGTTGCAGTCTTCGCCGTGGCGTTCTGCTCAATTAACCTGGCGCCCAACTGCACCATGTAATCGCGTTTGCTGTCCATGGCCTCTTTAGCCAGCATGTTCGGCTGCGCCTGGGCATAGCCAAACGAGCCATCTTTGGGAAGCATTAGCGGTGAACGGGAACCAATTTTTACTCCGGTCTTCTCAAGGTGATCTCGCCAGCCGGTATCAAGACCAGTCATATACGGCTGCACCTGGCCACAGAACCACACGCTGTCCTCATAGTCAGCGCTATTTCGATAATGGCCGTGGTTAATTTCCACCAGCGCGGCCAGCGGCGAGTCATCGATAGTGGGATCGTTGTTCTGGGCGCCGACAAAAGTGAACGGGATTTCATCCCAGTATTCCTTCCCTTTAGGCTTCGGATGATATTCGCTGTCGACGGCATAGGTTCCGCTTGCAGTGCCACCAGCCCGGCGCCATACCCGGCAGATGAACCGCCCTTCTTCCAGCGCCAGCTCGCGGTACTGGATTTCATCCTTGTAAGCGTAACCATCCGGCTCTTCTACGCATTCGCGCAGGACCACCAGCACCAGTTGATCGCGCCCATTGATACGCTTCGTCCGCCAGTTAATGATGTTCTCTGCCGGGTAGCGGAGGATGATCGCTTCGTCTGATGCCTCTGCGTAGTCAACATAAAGCCCATCTCGCGCCACCTCCAGCACGTTCTCGACCACCAGCTGTGACTGCTGATAAATGCTGGTACCCGCCCCGTCAGCATTATCCAGCAGGTATTTCAGCTTCTCCGGGCCGTTAAACGTTGGGTCTTTGCGATACGCCATGCCAAGCATGCCGATCTTCGTATTGCCAGCAATGGCGTAAAATACAGCGCGGCGCAGATAGTCCTCGTTGCGCTTACGGTTGCGCGTGGATTTATCGGTTGGATCGAGATAAGGCAAGTACTTATTGCCCGCCGCTTTTACGGCCTCAGCGCCTTTGCAAAAGTCTCTGTATTTACGCCAGGCAGCAGAAGCCGCCCGGTGTTCTGGTCGAACCCAGGTGATGTCGTCGTTTGCCATATCAGAAAGTGGTGTCCATGGTGATTGAGTATGCCGGTTTCACGATGGGGTAGTCCTTCACAATGAAGTACCCACCAGCATCATTGGGGTGATCGTTATCAGCTTTTTTGTCCGGCTCTCCGTTCGCTGCCCAGACCTGTTGTTCGAGGCTTTCGGTGTAAACCGGGCAATTCTGGACGTTAACCAGATAGCGGCGCTCACCATTGGCGTTGCAGAACATGGCGTTCATCGAGTTAATGCGGTCTTTAACCGGGGGGTTTGCATCATCAACGATGACGCTGAATCCGGCATCATTAAGCTGGGCAATATCGGTCTTGCTGGCGTTCTGCGATTTGCGGGAGTCGCCTGACGCATCCGGATAGATGTAAATCTCCCGGCTCTTCACGTAGCGACCATCCTCGTAGCGCCAGAACTCTTCCTGTATACGCTTAATCATCGCTGGCGTGTCGTAGACCTTCACCAGCTCGCGAACCGCGCGCGGTAGCCCGTTACGCTTTACGTGAACAATCGCGGCCATTTTTCCAACGTTGAAGTCCATACCGATAAACAGCGGATCCCCATCCTGAATCTCGTCAGAACAGTTGTTCAGCTTACGGTTAAAGGTGTGGTAAATGGTCCCGCTGTTGAGGTTCGTGAACTTCCCGCGCAGGTATGCCTGAATCAGTTCATCAGGATAAGAACTCAGCAGCGACGGGATGTAATCCGGGGGCAGGTTCTTCGCGTTGTCGAACGTACTGGCCTGTATCAGACCGTACAGAGCAGAAAGCTCGGGCTTTTCACGCACCGCCTTCACAAACTGCTGGTAGACGAATTTGAACCCTTCCGGCGTGGTGGTGACGTCAATACCGTTACGCAGACCGTCTACCTTGTAACGCATACGGGCTATGATTTTTCGCCATGCCTGTTGCGCTTTAGCAGCCGCCATGACGTCCAGTTCATCCACCATAGCATTACCGATTTTAAAGCCGACTATCGAGCCGGGCTTTTCCATCGAGCGGCAGATGGTTGTTCCGCGGTACCGTCGCCCCTCGTAGAAGTGAACCTCTTTGTTCCCCTCATTGATTATGACGCTCAGCCCCCAGTCAAAGGCCACTTCCTCAATCGTCGGGTAGAAGATGTCACGAATCTGCGGGTACGTCGGCGCGAAATAGCCTTGGTTAATCTTCGGGTGTTCCCACATTCCCTTACAGATGCCGCCACAACCCACCCACGTCTTACCGGAACCGAACCCGGCAACATAGGCTTTGAATTTGTGCTGCATCGAGAGGAAACGCGCCTGAGGAATGTTAAGCGTCGGGCTGATCCCCATCTTCCGCCCTCGCGTCCACTACGTTGATATTGATCTGAACTGGGGTCGGTTCGTCATCATCACCATCACCGGCCAGCTTTTTGCGGAGTTTCTCAACCTCCAGCTGCCGGCGGTCGATTTCGATCTGCTGGAGACGCTGAGCGAACTCGCTATCCGCCAGGCCAAGCCGTTTCATTACGGCTTCGAACATACGCTCACGGCTGATAGCGGTTATCTCGACGCCGTTCTTTCCGATCTTTACGCCGGAGTAAGCGAGTCGCGAGACTGGCGAGAGTTTACGCGTATCAGCGAAGTAAGGCTGGCCGATACCATCGCCGTTGCAGCGTGGGCAGGCAGGGTTAGGCTCACGATTATGGTCATAGCCATAACCACCAACATCAGCGGGCTCGCGACTTTTCCGCTCAAGCGCTTCGAGTCGTTTCTCTTCGAACTCCACCATATCGCGCCACTGGTACTGGTGACCGAAGCCCCAGCAGTAACGACACGCGCCGCGGCGATACTGCGATAGCTGGTTTGCATCGAAGGTGGCAAGCTGCCACATCTGCGCGAGGACTTCATCGGCACCGCCAAGCGTGCGCGCAATGGAGGCTTTCTGCTGCTGCGCAATGGCCTGGGCAACGTTAGGATTCGTTATGAGCTGGCGACCGTAGTTTGGGTCACTATAACCAGCACGTGCAGCGGCAGCGGTGGCGTTGTTGTCCTTCAGGTACTCCGCGACAAATAAGCGTTGCTGAGCCGTAAGTCCATCATCATCCATCAGCTCATTTGCGCTTTGTTCTTTCTGCGCACTGCGCACTTTTTTCTGCGCAGATTTTTGCGCAGTTTGCGCAGAAGGTTTTTTGATATATCGACGGGCGGTAGCGTAATTCAGTCCCTGCGCTTCACACCACTCCTTCGGTGATACGCCGGTTGCGGCATGTTCGGACAGGAACCGTTGCTGAAGCACGCCCCAGTCCGGTTTAGCCATAAAATCCTCTTTAGTTTTCTTCGTAAATGATCAATATTACTTACAATACGTTAATAATGAAAAAGTTGAGATTATAATGACATATAAAGATGAAACAAAAACTGAAGTAAAACCAAGCACTAATGCCATTTTTGATGAAAGCTCTAAAAATGAAAAGACCAGCCTCGTTGACTCCTCTGAAAGTGAATTAATTAGCACTGCGCTGACGTCATCGAACATAGGGGAAAAGAAATTTAGGTGGATATGTTTATTGCTAATAGTCTCAGTTTTAGCAAATATTGGTTTTACACTCTGGGTTTCACAAACCGACCCCTTAAAAGGCATCGCTTTTTATGCTTCAAACTGGGCTGTTACCGGCGCGATTATTGATTTCGCCAATTTGCCTACTGGTAAAGAGAAAAATAGTATCACGGGCATCCTTAAGCTTATCCCTGCGCTGAGCAGTGCTGTTCTCTATTCTGTTTTGCACTATATAGGTTGATAATACTTGACTAAAAATGGAGAGGCGCTTTATCAAATCAAGCCCTCTCCAATTAATTTCAAAAAACCACCATTTAAAATAATCATTGAGAAGATTGTGTTGATTGTATATTTTCATTGTAAAAAAAGATAATCTTCGGTTGTTTGTCATACCCATTATTATACCGATAAAACCGCCCGTAGGCGGCTTGATAGCCACAATTAGATTCTAACTATCTGAGCCACAACCTGGGCATAAATGATAATTACCCTCATATTCCTCATGCTCATCCAGCCACACTTCGAATGAGCTAACTTCAGGTACCATACAGTCAAGATAATCATCAAATCGATCCATCATTACAACATCGTCATAGCTCTCAGCATCGGCCTCCCATAAAGAGACAACATAGAATTCTTCACCACGGTCACAACATGGGAATGCTTTTATTCACTCATTTTTATCTCATTAGCTAAAGCCATTAACTTACTTCAGCAAAGGATTTATGCACATTCCAATATCAAGACCACCGGCAGACTAGCGTTGTAATGGCTGCCACCTATCGGAGCATTTCCCCTTATTAACCCTCACCACGGTATGCTACACCTGCTCGCCATTACGCGACTTGGGGCAGCATTATGGCTGCTGCATGGCCACATGGCTGCGGTCAACCCGCTTATTGCTTCAAGATCTTTAGCCCATCCACAAGTGAAAACAACCTGAGGAAATTCTTAATATCCCACGCTTACGCTTGTTGTTATCTGCCTGGCTGCCAGGCTATACATGACTCTGATGCGGAGAATGCCAACTCCGGGGAACATCAATAAAAAGAGCAACGAAACTGAGACTCCTGTAGCCCTCTCTGAGAGGGCTTTTTTTTTGCAAAAAAAAAGCCAGCTCGGACAGAACTGGCTGGGTCTAGCAGTAAGTAGGTATTACTTCGCACTCATTTCGACGTGTACCCTATTCCTTTAGTCAAGCATTCAGATGCCGGGTGCCTCCCGGTGGACTTGCATCACTCTGCAAACCCGCAACGTTACGTCCAGCAGTGACTGGTTGCCCCTCCGCTCAGGGGGATTCATCTGTATGGCAGAGATATCGAATCACTCGTGCCATTAAAATGTAGCTGACAGACAAAATAAAGTTGTGAGCATTGTTAAAATTCTTCGCTAATCATTCATTCCGCATACCCATCAGGCATTAGAAGAAAGTAGATTTTCGTTCCTTTGAGTTATTTATTTAATACACCTTTTTACTTTTGAGAAATGGATTACATTTACATTCTCTTGTAATGATGACCCCTTTGGTCTCCCTTCCGAATTGCAGGATTTCATTTCGGAAGGGACTTTTTTCCTTTCCCGCCTTGATAAATACTCATTGTTTTCTAGACTCTTACATAGACTTTGCTATGTCAGGTGAAGTCGTCGTTCAGGACTACCCGTGTGCTCAAGGATGAGCCACCCTGATTTGTTCAAGCTTTTCCCTGCTAATTAATCATCTGCGCCACAAGAATTGTCCATTTGTATAACAGAATTCTCAATATTTGCTACGGTTAAAGTCCAGAGGAGAGACTGTGTCCGAACCTCAGGGATGAGGCTCAATTTTTCCCGCAATTTGCTTTCCATGCTTTGTTATGCGCCAGGATGTCTTTCTTCGTCTGGTGGTCCAGAACGTCGATGTCTTGATCCGTCAGGAAGATTGGCTTCACCCAATCACAACCGGTATCAACCACCACCGGGACGCTTCCATTCGTTACGCAGCTCGCGATCAACATCGTCGCCAGGCATATGATTAACAGTCTGCTGTACATTGCTGGCCTCTTTCGTTGTTTCTACCCTGCGTTCGGCTGCTGCGACCATTGCCGCTGCGTTATCTTCGGTTCGCTGCTGGTCGGCTTTGGCTTCTGCTTTGCTGGTGCCGCGAAAATGGCCCAGGCCAAAAGCGCCGGCGATAGCGGAAATGACCAGTGCGGCCAGCCCGATTATTGTCTCGATACCCACACTCACCTCATACCAGAACTGATTTCGCCAGGTTAAACAACGCACGGCGTTTTTCCAGCCCGTTGCGGCCGCCATTGATTAATAGTGTCACGCGCTCAACGTCGCCGGAATGAAGAAGGCAACCGCGGGAGGCATAGAACCATGCGGCTGAGCGCGCGGCGTATTCATCCTCTTCAAGCAGTTCCGGGTGGGTTACAAGGTCCAGTTTCAACGCCTGGCCACAACTGCGATAGTTACTCAGACCAGTAACCTGTTTCAGCCCGCGACCGCGATATTTCCATCCATCACCGGCAACCTGATTGCCCAGGTGTTCTTTTCCCCACTCACCACCGTATACCAGATTAGCGATCGCTTTCTGGTTTGCCGGTTGCGTTGCCGTTCTGCCAAGTGCAGCGGCTTGCTGTGATGTGATGCGGTGGCTGCCGAACGTCGGCACCAAGTTTTCTGCCGCATAATTAAGATTTTCCACCACACAGGTAAATCTGGAGCTTTCATGCCCCATCTGGGCAATAAACATCGCCTGATCAAGCGGTGTGGTTATGCCGTATTCCTTCATAGCGGCGTCGATATGCGGAAACCAGCGCGCAGCTAACCCGGCGCTGATACCAGCCGCCTTCTGAAATTGTGTTTGATTCATTAGTGCCTCAGATGATCAACCAGACGTGCAACATTGCCTTTGACGGCCACCAGCACGGAAAGGAATATGATGTTTGCTGCAATGGTGGCCCATGATGAATGCGGGTAAATCCCACACAGGTACGCCAGCGGTACAGCGCTATAAGTGACGGTAATCAGCCAGGCTAAACGCGAAATCCATGGCCGATGCCGCGAATCACCGCGGCGATAAAACATCAGAGTAATTACAACTCCGGCGCAGAGCAGCGCGTTGATAGTTGCTGTTGGGTCATTTAGTACCACCTGAACCTCCCCGGCGCGTTATCAGCGCCACCAGCGAGCCAATGTCCTGCTTGTTCAGGAACGTAAGGATTTGAACGGCTAACGCAGAAGCTATTACGGCACCGATAGCATCCAGAGGCTTCTCGGTGTACCCCGTCCAGGATGTGAGTTTTGAACCCAACAGCCCCGAACAAAGAATGCCGACGATATACGACACGAAGAAGTATGCCAGGCGACGTAACACACTCAGGTCAGCCGCTGTCGCTATGTAAAATACGGCGCCCGCAAATGCACCAAAAACAACACCGTAGTCAGTTCCGGTCAATAGACCGTAGACACTAGCTCCAGTCAAAGCTAAACCGGCCAGCCCCGTGCCGGAAAATGGATCGGACATCGGCCCCCCTCATATTGCTGTGAATCCTCTCAGTAAATTTGAGGGGAAATAAAAAAGGCCGCCCTTAGGCAGCCTGTGTTCTTCGAAGTATGTTCACAAAGGTGGGGATATAGGTCCTTCCAGAACGACCGCTTCACCGTTATGGCAAAGATCGTAGCCACGAGTTAGATGCCAGACGCCTCTGATTATTTTTCCTGTAACCATATCTTCAGTTTTACCGTGCGAAAAGTAGGCGATCTGGACACAGTCATTGTGTCTAATCCAATAATATCCCTCTTTCATAATTCACCTCTTAAATTGTTTCATTTAGAAGTGTATATGACGATTCAGAACCTGGTGGTCGACAAAACGTTTTTTTTGAGGATGTGGCGCCGGGTGCCTCCCGGTGACTTATCTCTGGTCGTCAAAGTCGCGTGCATACCCGCACATAGCAGTTAACCAGACGCCCCATCGCTTAGATGGGATTCACCACATTCATAACTAAAACAAGAAACATTCATCTGGTCAATGGATGATTAATAAATGAAAAAAAGCCTGCTCGGAAAAGCAGGCATAAAAAGCTAAGTTGGTAATAACTGAAGGAGTGGTGCCGGGTGCCTCCCGGTGGAAATGATCACAGCATTCATTTCCGCGCGCTGGTTGGACACTCTGGAGAAATGTCCTGCTGAATCGCCCCTCCGCTTAGGGGGATCCACCACAAAAATGCTTTCAGAAACATCCATTACTCAGGATGCTTAAAAAGCATATGTGCAGTATGAAGAATCTGCCACGTAATCAGATGAATATATTCATTTAAATGGTACAGGCAGAAGGTCTTCAATCACCTCTACCTCTCCGTTGTGGCAAATGTCGTCTCCCTGCGTCAGATGCCAGACACCAGTTATCAACTGGCCCGTTTCAAGGTCATCGGTTACACCATCGGTGTAGTAGGTTACCTGAATTTTGCCGTTGTGCTGTAGCCAGTAGCAACCCTCTTCCATTTTCCCACCAGCATGGCTGGGAAATTAGAAGTTACTACGGGGTTGTATGGTTTTAGTAATTCTTAAATTGCTATAAAGCAAAAAGCCCTACGGGGTTAACCGCAGGGCTTTAAACGAAGGCAATAACCCATCGTTAGAGCAAAATTACCACAGATTCGGGAAAAGTAAATAGCTCACGATAAAATAACGCCCTATTTTGTTATCTGCTTCAATTGCGCATCGGCCCATGCTTCTTCGATGTCAAATTTGGTGATTAGCTGATCGTAAAAGGGCTTAACAGACTTCTTCCAGGTATCTAGGCTGATTGTATCCGTTATCTGGCGCACCGCAGCGTAAGCCTCAGTTGAGGGGATACGCTCATATCCACGTCCGCCGCAACGCTTACAGTTTGCAAGAACCGGCACGCCCTGCTTTTCAGTGAGGTCCTGATTCACTGCTTTACCGCGCCCGTGGCAGTCTTTGCAGGCGCAGCTGACAACTTTTTTACCTTTACAGGCCGAACATAGAACCCGCACCACCTCTTTCACCTGGCGTTTAACCTCGAAATCACTCGGAGATTGCTTAAGGTCTTTTGCCCACTGTGGAAGCCTCATGGTGTAGTGCGATTTCATCGTGAAAACATCAGCCTCAATGAATCCCTGCCCCGAGCAGCAATCACACTGTTTCACGCTTGCGGCGCTGCGGGAATAATCCTCAAAAGCGAAGGTGGCCAGCTGCCGCATTACCAGTGGCTTAACGGCATCGTCCAGCTTGCGCAGCGCGGCAACCTTATCGCATTTGGTTAACGCGTACTCAGCCAGCAACTCAATCGCCCTCGCCCGGTCGTTGTAACTGATGCCCATCTTTCCGAGGAAGGCACTGTATCCCATGGCGGCGCGTTCCTGGGTCATGCCCATGGCAGCCATAACATCAGTCCCGGTCAGTGAATCTGAAGCAGTGGCGCGCGGAGAGTCGCTAATAAGCGTCGACTTGGCGAAGTGGTATTTGAGGGTATTTTCAAGATTCATGCGGTCTCCAGCTCAGTAATGGTGAGTTCTAATTTCCCGCCCTTAACAGCAGGCATCTTCACAACTCGATAGTCGACTACCTGGCAGTCATCCAGCCAGAATCCCGCCTTAGTTAAAGCGTCGAATGCAGCTTTTTGCAGGTTATCCAGATCGCGGCGCCGGCGGTCGGGCATGTGACATTCAATTCGGATTTTGAGTGGTGCAGCCGTTCGGATGTTTAGCCTGGCGCTTCGAATGACACTGGCCACGGCATAGCGGTACGCGACGCCATCAGCGCTAATGTGTGTACGCCCGCGGTTGTGCCGGTAATACCGGTTGTTACTCGGTGGCCAGGGCAAAGTGATTTGATATGTTTTCACGTTCACCCCCACATCCGGTTGCGCCAGCGGCTATCCGGGCGCGCTGGTGTATTTGAGGTCGGAAGGAAAGCACTGACAGTCCAGGTCACGTAATCCTTGTTTAGGCTGCGCTCAACTCGCACGCCGCGCGCTTTGTAACGCTTAACCAGTTCGTCGGCCTGTTCGGTGCTGCATTCGGTATGATGGAACCATGAATGTTGCATGCCCATCACCCCGCAAAGCCAAGCAGCTGCGCGGCGACATTTTCGGCCTCATCGCGACTGCGGAATGAACGAGACAGGACCCAGCGCCAAAGAACATCGAGCGCAGCTTTATAAAGTTGCTGGAACTCGAGTTCGTCCATGTTGGCGAATGAGATGCTACGTGGATGCTTTTTGAGTGTGCCGTCAGGTAGCTGAATAGCATCAAAGTGCCCTGCCTCGACGATTACCCATGAGCGGTAAGCATCGAAGGATTTGCACAGGCTAATGCCATTCGTGACCCGGCGGTATGCGACTTGCTCCAGATACTGCTCAGCAGCATTGATCAGCGCGCTCTCATTCCCGCCATAAGAAGCCAGGAACTTTGCGTAGCCGGTGATTAACTTCCGCTCGTTACTCGAGATAGCCCCGCCGATTGGTTCCCAGTATTCAAAACCGAGATTGAGAAGCGCGAAAAATCGCCGGTGGAATGCCGGGTTTCGTAGTCGCCTGAACTCGGCAACAAGAACATCGCCGAGCCGGGTTTTGGATTGCAGGATATCACTGGTCTCGGGTGTGGCCGGGATCAGTATTCCTGAATGGTGTTTGATAAGTTGTAATTCCAGCGCCATGGTTCTCTCCGTGGCGCATCAGGTATAGGGTGTTCAGGCCTATGAAAGAATGATATCAGACGGTGGTGTAATTCGGTACCCAAGCCGTTTTGCAAATTGCATAAACCCGTTAAGAGTGAAGATTTCTTCCTCTTCGAGTAAGGGTCGTAATGAAACTATTCCATTTACTCGATAAACCAGATATCTCCCTTCCGCCGGGAAGCTATAGATTACTGCATTATCGGCCCTTCTGACCACGTCGTACCATTGATCATCTGCATTAAAGGCATCTGCACTACACACTATTTCCCCCCAGAGCGACTTATTGACGCGGCAAACAGTAATCGGGAACAGCCAGGGGAACGCAAACAGCGATACTCTTTGAAACTGCTCCAGTCAAATTCACGCGATTAATAAAACCACTCGTCCGCGCTTTCCCAAGTCTCCTGCACGATATGTTCGACCTCTTTCTTGTCGCCCCCGAAAACAGTCAAACCATCATTACTGGCACGCTTAATCGTAATCTGGCAACCATCAAACTGCTTGCTAAGTCTTTTGAGCAGTTCTGACTCGAGCGCAGGTATAGCTCCAACAGGAAGTTTCTTCATGCGATCAATGGTTAACTCGATTTTCATTTTTCCCTCCGCAATGAACAACTGTATGCATATACAGTATATTTATAAACGTATCTCACGGATTTTGCAACGATTAAAGAGTGTTCGCACTATGGAGCGCTTTCAGGCTTACAGGTATATGTTTTAAGTACGATATGGGGCAGATCTCAGATTTGGAGGTCTACACAATAGTTATGTTGAATAGATTTCAGCGGAGTTTGGTGCAGTTTCGCTACTAAATTGTGGCTTAGAAATGAGATTAATAAAATGAAAATCTGTAAAGGCTAATATGGAGCTTGCTGTTACTAGCAACAAATTAGTCAGCAAGCTCTAAAACGATATGAAACATTACCAGAGCGTAATGTAATCCAACCGGTTATCGAAATTTACTGAGATGCAGGCACTCTATCATCCTGACGTAAAGCCTCGATCCCGACTTTCTGACCATAAGAAAGTTCAAGTGTATTGCCATCAGGATCAGCGAAGAAGACATAATAACCTACCGGTTCGCCTGCCTGAGCCGGTTCTTTTCGCAAGATGCCTTCCATTCTAGCCATCGCTACCTTATTGTCGATTTCTTCAATGCTTGAACAAGCTACTCCCAAGTGACCAAAATTACCTAAAGGGGTGTCAGTCACAGCATCAACCTGGACAAGGACAAGCGCAAAAGGGCGAGTTAGGTCACTTAACCACGCGACTTTACGTGCCTCCGGAAGATCAGGCTCTCGCCTATGTACGACTTCCATACCAGCATAACGGCTGTAGAAATCAATACTTTTTTCCAAATCTCTAACAACAAACGCAACGTGCGTAAAACCGACATCAATCTCTTTCATTAGGCTAATCCTTTGGCTATATCGAGAATCGCCATCTTAAAAGTTCAAGCTAACTTGAGGTCAAGGGCCTTTTCAATCAATGCTATTGCTGGATTTCTTGCACGTATCGTTCAATGTCGTTCAGGGTTGCAGCCTATGCTAACTAACTCCAGCAAAATGAAGATAAGGCCCGCTACGCAAAGAAGAAGAGATAAAGTTAAAGCCACAATGAAAACCATTAGAACCTCCATGTGATAATTTTTACTACCACAATCTTAGAATCAATTTTTACTTTGTCACGTGTGCATACCAAGCGAATTTACGTTGTAGAATCGTGCATTTCTCGTAGGATTAAACCACGTTAATTTAGTGGTTTTTTTGTGAAGCATTTTACTCTTCATGGACAATTTTAACGTTACCGTACTCGTTTTTGTAAATTTTTCAGTTAACTAGCCCTAACTGACCTTTCGTATGCTACTTTAGAAGGAAATCCTTTAAAGTGTGCAACTATGCTTACCACTCTCATCTACCGAAGCCACCTGCGAGCTGATACACCAATTCAATCCATTATTGACATGGTCAGTGAAGCAAATTCCCGAAATGAATGTGCGGGGGTAACTGGTGTTTTACTTTTCAATGGGATTCATTTCCTACAGCTTCTGGAAGGTGATGAAGCAGCTGTAATGCAAATCTATGAAAAGATTTGCCTAGATACACTTCACTTTAACATTGTAGAACTCTTATCCGATTATGCCCCCTATCGACGATTTGGCCGCTCAGGCATGGAATTGATTGATATAAGACTATTCAGTAAAGAAGAGTGTCTGGACAGGGTTCTTCAACGTGGAACAACCCAACATAAAATGCTTTACAACGACAGAGCTTTAAGGTTTTTCCGTACATTTATAGATTCTGCTGAGACAGATAGCTATTATGAACTTCCTGATAGGTTCAGTTGGTTTTTTTCATCCGATCAAATAGATGTATCATCGGTTGATCCCGCTATTATCGAAGACATGTATGCAGTTATAGACCCTCTCGCTGCCCAGATTCATTCTTTTGTCTTGAATGCTAAATCAGATAAAGACGTTATAAAAGCCAATAATTTATTTTTTGATTTGGAATCGAAGAAAGATTTGTTAAAAATTGCAGGGAGTTTCATTACCTCTTCACAACGAGTATCAATAACACTCCTGCCTTTAACCTTACTTAGGGTGCCGAATGCGATTGAGATTTTGCTCAATTACATCAGAGAAAGTAACTTACACCCAGAACAAGTTATAGTTGAGTTTTCTGAGAGCGAAATAATCCCTGAAATTGATGAATTCGCGCATTCCGTGCAGATTCTCAAAAGCTGCGGTTTAAGCGTTGCTATTAATGACTTTGGTGTGGGAAATGCAGGTTTATTGTTTCTTTCGAAATTTCAGCCTGAGAAGCTCAAAATACACCCTCAACTAATCCATAATATACATAAGGACGGTTCTAAGCAGGCTATACTCCTAAGCTTAATCCGCTGCTGTGAACTTTTGGAAATAAGAATCTGTGCTACAGGAGTCGAGCAGACAGAAGAATGGATGTGGCTCGAATCCTCTGGGATATTTTGCTTTCAGGGCAATCTTTTTTCAAAATATGATAAAAATGGATATTTGAAGATCTTCTGGCCAGAATCTAATGAATTCAGCGAATGTTAAAAAGAACTAGTTGGTTTTCCAGCATGTCACAAAAGCGCCTCGTCACTACCCGAAGCGGCTTATCACGTGAAGGTAGTTTTTACGGTCATACACAGGCTGGAATTTCAGCTTTGTACCAGAAGCGGATGTTTCTAACATTTACATTCACTAATCCATCTAGAACTACATTCGCAGCATAGTTATGCAAACAAGCCGGGATAATCAGGCGCGTTTCGATATACAGACAGGAAAAGATACTGTAAACAGGCTTGAGGCCGCGAAACGAGATGAGGTTCTATCAAGTGGTGCAGGAAAGCATTGTTATGTTAAAAATGGGATGCGTGGTAGCCGCAGGATATTTCGTCATCACTCACCCGCCCCCGGGAGGAGCCTTTTCACCGGAGATAATGTCATTGCAGAAACTTAAGATCGTGCCTCGCCTGCTGCCGGACGTCCGCGCAGGCAGGAAGCTTCATACCATCCGCTGGCGGGAACGGGAAATTGTGCCGGGCCCTATGCTTTACGAAAATGCTCAGGATGCCTCTGACACGGTCATGGTATGTGTCACGCACGTTGAAAAAATGCCACTTTCTGTCGTTGCGGCCAGGCTTAATAAAAGTGCGGAATGGCCGGATGCCGAAATGCTGGAAGGGATGCGTGAGCACTATCCGTCCATAAAGATGGATTCCGAGGTTGTAGTCATCCACCATTTACCGCCTGATACGTGAGTTCGTGGCCGGGTTGTTATGTCTAATGTAGAATAACATCACTATCGCCATGATTTTGACATCCGCTTTTCGCTCAAAGCGGACCATTTCATCCCTGTGCCCTCCCATCGGCTTTCAACCGCTCGTATTTGGCTTTCAAAAGCTCCACTGGTGTTGGCCCCGGCGGAGCTACTGGTGCTGCCAACGCCCGTCGAACAGGCGGGATCGGCTTCCCTGCCAGCACCCGCTTTTCCCACATATCCAGAATTTCGCCAGCTTCACGCTCAAGTTCTTTCTGACTCAGTTGGCCATCAGTTCCGCGGCGCCGCAACTCTAGACAGATGTGGTAAAAAACCGGCTTCGGCCACGGATACTGCTCACTACTCGGATACCGGAACACCAGCTTACGCCACTTCCAGTATTCAGCCATCACATCAGCGGTGGTGATCCCCAGCACGCATCGCCCTTCCCTGCACCACTTGATGAACTGGCCAGGCGAAGGCAGGAATGGACGCTCTTGGCGCCGTACCATGCGCATACCGGCTTCAACCTGCTCCAATGTGGTAATCCCGTTTTCTTTTAAGGCCAGCACCCACTGTCGGCGGATCTCGTTCATGTCCTCCTGACTACGATTGACCAGGCTTGCCGGGAACGCGGCGGCCAGTTGTACGAAAAGCCCGTTGATAATTTGCGCCACCTGCTGCGTTTGTTCGCGCTCGGTGTACTGCTCAGGCAGGTTGTGCGCTACGCGGCGAGCCTGTTCCCTGTCAAAATTGCGAATACTCTCGGCAAGATTTTTCATTCCATCACCCCGTCAATCCAGTCGGTGTTATGCAGGTCGATGCCGCTCCGGGATGGCTTTGCCGTTCCGGTAGCGCGTAGCCGTTTTGTAGTGAGCTGATCCCACTGCTTTCGCAGACTTGAAGGGCTCAGGATGTTGTCTTTCCAGAACTCGTCCCGGTTGGCCCACTGGAACAGGTCACAGATTTCGTAGTGAGTACGCTTATCCTGGACGCGCATCAGCCTGATGGTGTTTGCCCATTCAGCCCAGTTTGGTTCAGATAGCGATGCGTTGACGGTGAGAAGCCTGTCGTAAATCCAGCGTGCGGCCTTGAGGTCGTCAGCGGATCCCCATGATTTACCTGCCGGGGTGTATATGCCGGCGGCAGCTTCTGGATGGCGTGAGAGAAACTTTTGAGTTTTCTGGTTTCGGGATTCGTCAGAATTCCGAGACGAGGATATTTTATTATTGTTCTTGTTATAGTCTTGGGTGTCTACCGTTTCCGGGAAGGTTTTTCCCGTTTTCGGTAACACTTTTCCCGATTTCGGGAAGACTTTTCCCGTTTTCGGTTTGTCTAAAATCCAGGCAGAAAGGTCAGTATTTATACCGACAGTTTTCATTACGCCCTGCTTTTGACTGAAGATGATTTTGCGTTCTGCAAGTGATTTGAGCACATCAGAAACATGCGAATCACTCAACCCTGTAAGCTCGGCGATCACCGTGTTCGTAACGCGGTCCTGTTTCTTGTTCCAGCCGTAGGTAAGCCAGATCACCGCCTCAAAACACTGCCACTCCCGGCCTGACATTCTCAGACGAGGTTTGAGCTGTTGAATCTCGTTAGCGACCTTGGTATACCCGTTCGACAGGTCGGCCATACGACCTCCCGGTTGTTCAGTTCTGTTGGGGAAATTGATAATTTCAGCTGTGTTTGACATACTTAGCTCCGCAATTACACTCCGTTTTTGCACCTGAAAGTCGGTTCTGTTCGCGCAGACCGGCTTTCGCCTTTTCTGAAGTCTTCATATCGCCCCCAGCATGGTTGTGACCATCGCCAGCAGCGGCGCTGTAAGATCCGGATCGACTCTGAACATTTCGAAAATCCCCTCGCCTAACTCCTTAAGCTTTTCCTTCTTCGGTGCATCGAGCATCAGAGCTTGCTTCGCCTCACTCACCTCTTTTTCCAACCTAGCCATCCGGTAGGCAAACGAGTCGTTCTTTACGACACGGTCGCGGTATCGAAGTGGTAATACAGGCATGATCGCGGGCACCAGCTGTTCGACGTTCTTTCGGTACGATGCGGAGTCTTCTTTGTTATCCAGCCAACGGAACAGCTTCACGTTCCAGACATCGGCCTGGCCTGAAAAATCCACGCCAACAACTTGAAGTTCTTCCGCTGCTTCTTGGATTTGAAGCGCAACAGCTACGCGCCCTTCTGCCGCAGCCCAAGCTCGAACCGCTGAGCAGATATCGCGATGATCAATATCCCGCTCTGCCGATTCGCTTTGATGACACGGGAATATCATTGGATTAGAGGAAGCTCTGCTACTCTGTTGAAATGAAAAAGTTTGCATTGTTAAGGCTCCTGTTTAGGTAAACCATCTGTGGGGTTTGGGTAGAGATCTGGGCGCAATTCGTGTGGGGAAATTCCGGTTGCCCTGAAAATTGTTAAAACCCGTTCTGCCGGCACGCCATTTTTTCGCCATAGGGAGACTGCCATTTTTGAAACACCGATAGCGGAACTAAGTGCACTTGCTGAGCCAAACGAGCGGATAGCATGTTCAATACCATTCATGTGACCTCCTTTGAAGGCACAAAGTAAAGCATCAATTTACCATGCAGTCAATTGATGCATGCCTATCAAGAAGTAAAGCAAACATTTACAATGCGGGTATGAGCGAAAAAAAACCGATTAATGGTCTGGTAGACAGACTTCTAGAATTGAACGCTAAGGGCATTTCAAAAACCGAAATGGCCAAGATTGCTGGCGTCAGCAAGCAAGCTGTTTCAGGTTGGTTCAAAACAGGAAGAATCAGTAAAGAATCTGCGCTAGCTTTGGCTGATGCTACTGGAGTTTCTGTCCCATGGTTGTTGGGTGAAGATGTCGGAGAGAAAGATGGCCTTAAACCTGACGAGCAGCGTCTGTTGGAACTCTACAGGCAACTTCCCGATGAAAATGAACAGCAAAACATATTGCGTATCATGTCATTACGGCTGAAGGAATTGGATGAGCTTTATGAGAAGTACATGAGCCGAAGGATCAAAGGTGATTAGCGTAACATGATGAATTTACAATAAAATATCCCCTTAGTCATAATCCTTTGTGATTTTATTCATTCTGAGCGGTTTATTAATTCCATAAAATCATGAGGCTAACTTTAAAGAACCACCTATCTGTCATTAGAACAGAAGGTTATGTGTTTGCCAGGGCTGTTCAGGAAAACTTATGGATAACTTAGAGACTACACTTGAAGGGTATATCAAATACAAGCTCAACGAATTCAGGCTACAGTTTTTCCAAGAATGTGACATTATTACATACTACGGTGGGATTACTGATTGGGCAAAGTTTGTTTATCAACCAGTTATAGAAGAACTAGGTACTTTTGCCCTTAACCGTGAACATAGGTTTCTTGTGATATTGCTTCAAACAAATGGTGGTAGTGTTGAGGCTGTAGAGAAAATGGTAGAAATTACTAGACATTTCTATCATGAAGTCTATTTTATCGTGCCGGATAGTGCTATGTCAGCTGGAACCATTTGGTGTATGTCTGGTGATAAAATCTATATGGACTATGCATCATCACTCGGCCCCATTGATCCGCAAGTTCAATCCTCTGATGGTAAATGGGTCCCAGCTTTAGGATATCTTGACAAAGTTGAAGAAATAATCGCCAAATCAGCTTCAGGCTCAATCACGCAAGCTGAGTTAATGATGGTCAACAATTTAGATCTTGCTGAGTTAAGACGTTACGAAGAAGCTCGCGAATTGTCCAAAGACCTTCTAAAAAAATGGTTGGTAGAATTCAAATTTCGTGACTGGCAAGTGCATGAAACAAATGCTGCTAAACTTGGTCAGCCTGTGACCCAGGATGAGAAGATTGAACGAGCTAGAGAAATCGCCACGGTGCTCTCAGACAACAAAAAATGGCATTCTCATAGTAGAACAATCGGAATCAATACTATAGTTTATGATCTAAGATTGAAGATAGAAGATTACACAAACCAGCAAGACATGCGTTTAGCGATTAACGAATTGCATAAGTTGTTGAATGAATTCAGGTATAAGACAAATAGAGAAATCGTAGCTATAAGTTCGATACCATTTTAATTATGTTAGCGAAGAATCGTAACAGAGGAAGCCAAATGACCCGTGTTCAGGCGAAACCCGTACATGAAAAAGTTGCGGAATTGAAGCAAGTTTCTATTAGCCGTAATCAGAAAGAAATGATTGAAAATCTTAAAGATTTAGGCCTCTTAAACACGCCTAAGTTTACTTTAGCGTATGGTCCAACAGCTCAAGTTTACCAACCGCGTTAATCTCCATAAAAACCCGGCCACCGAGCCGGGTTTTTATCATTTACCTTTCACCATACCAACTCCGAACCCGGTCCTTTACATCAGGACTTAAGAGATGATCTTTCCTCAGAATATCCAGCACTAACTCTATCCTCCGCTCGAAAAGCCCCTTTCCAAGATCAGGCCCTCCTTTCCCCCGAAGCGGAGTTTTAATCACAAACCTGCAAGCTCATTTCTTAACCATCACCTACAGATTCTCAATATGGTAAAGCATTAGCTCACCCATCATATAAAGCAAAACTTGACTATTGTGTAAAGCAATGTTTTACTTATTTCACAAACACGAACCACCAAGGCAGGACGCCCACGAAGTAGCCGCCGATGGCATACGAACAGTCGGATGAGGTGGAGAGATTAACGCGCATCAGGTGTAAATGTTCCGCTGGCCGGCGATAAGGCAAACGAGGGTGAGAATGATTGATTTCGCACGCAAACCAGGACGGCAACAGGCTGTAAAGCTGAACTTCTTCGAAGTGATTCTTCGCCGCTTATGCTACCTGCTGGCGCAAAAGGGGGATCCAGATGTGTAACTCGACGAAATGCGGGTACTGCGGCAAGCCGGTTGAACCGGAGGAAGTAGTTAAAAGCACCCTTCTCTATCGCAACGGCTCACAGCTGGCGCGCAAAGAAAAAGAATACTGCTCTGAACGTTGTGCTTCGTACGACCAGATGGCCCACGAGGCATAACGTAAAAGCCGCGCAAGGCGGCCCGTACGTCCGGTGCTCCCGACCAAAGTTACACCGGAAAACTACTTAAACAACCAAAGTTCACCCAATGGGCGCTATCTCTGGCCCGGGGATCTTACATCCAAAAAAGAGGATCTCACATGGAATTTTTCTATGTAGTTAAGGCTACGCAGAAATCTGGCAAAGAAGACGCAGTGATTTGGTTCACTGCTAAATCAGAAGCCCGTGCAAACCTACAGCTCGATGTTGAGCTGGAAGATGCCGGTATTGAAACCGGCCGCGGTAAGGATTATGCCAAACCGGTTCGCACCGATTTCCCTGTTTACAACGACCTGCCGGAAGAAAGCACAGTGGATTACACCTGGTGCAAACGCTACGCCCTCCAGGACGATGGACGCTCCTGGCTGCCAAAGGCTGGTGCTGAGTCTACTGGAGCCGTGGACAATACTGCGGCACCGGAACCGACCGTTAAAGTCGAAACTTCCATCGCGAGTGTTCCGCTTGAAAACCGCACTCCAGCGGTCCGTTTTGCCGTCCACATGACCAGCGACAAATACCAGTCACATATCACTAAAGAGCAGCTGCTGGCTGCCAGCGAAATGTCACTGGATGAAGGCAACACCTATCTTCAGAACATGCTGCTGGCGAAGAACGACATCCCTGAAGTTGCCGAACTCAGCCTTAACGCTGAGTGGAAACTGGTTCAGGCGATTAAGCAGGTCTTCGCGCCAGATGAAGAGCACGAAGTAAAGCTACTTACTGCTTTCATGGCCGACTGGTTGAGAGTAGATGCCGGCGACCGTAATGAGGTAGTGAGAGAGTGGAGGAACGGAAAGCTTACTCTGCTCAAATCAGAAAGAACCAGCGACGCCGATTTTACAACCGATCAGGTTCCAGAACCTGAAAACGGTATTCAGATTGACGAGAATGATGACGAAACCACACGTTATCCGGTCGTTCGTATGCCATTTCGCAAGCAGCTACTCGCTCAGTTCACCGCCGATGAACTGCGCCACCACTTAACCCGCGAAGAATACGAAGGTATCAGCGCGCTTGAAATGGACACAGACAACAGCTATGTCCAGAACCTGCTGCTGGCGGCAGAAAACTGCGAAGAGGTGAAGGGTTACGATACCAAAGACCTGTGGCGCTACACCGACGCCATTCGCAAAGTGTTCAGCCAGGAGAAGCGTCACGAACTCGCTTTGGTTCTCCGATTCACCAGAATCTGGGCTGCGACTGATTACATTAACCGCGGCATTCTCGTTCGCGAATGGGCAGCCGGTAAACCCTGCCTCAGCGCAGCACGTAAGCCTTGCAGACATTTCAGGTGACAACGTCACTACAACGCAAACGGCTCAGGAATCAGCTCAAAACATCGATGCACTTGCTGATGATTTCCGTGACCGCATCGAGGCGGCTCAGGATGTGGATAGCGCTAAAGCTCTGCGCGCAGATATTGAAACCGTGAAAGCAACGCTGGGTTCTGCCCTGTTCACTGAGCTGAAAAACAAGGCCGTGAAGCGTTATTACCTGGTAGACGCACGCAACAAGGTTGAGGCCGCAATCAATTCCTTGCCACCATCAGATGATCCTGATGCAGCTGCGCGGTTCGCAGAAGTAGAGCGCGTTCTTGCATCGTCGAAACGCCATCTGGGCGACGAGCTGCATGGTCAGTTCAGCATCACCCTGGCGGATATGAAACCGGAATATGTGGGCTAACGAGATCGGGAGGGGAATCCCTCCCTCAAGGAGAAGAAATGCGACTGATTAATCGAGGCAGTAAGCAATCCCCTTTGGCTCGCCAGGCATGTGAAATCGCACTCGCAGCCCACCAGCGAAGATATGGTGACTATGGGCGCAGCAAGATGAAAGAGACCTATACGGTGAGAGTGGAAAGCGTGAAGGTCTGGGTTGAAGTGGTCAACTGCAAGGCAAGCTACGTGGCCACAGCAATGACCGGCATGCGGCGACTGCGTTCCCTGCCCGGCCAGGCAAACTGAAACTGAAATATCAACGATTAAAGACCGGCATATCTATACTCATGCCGGTTACCTGAGGTGAACAATGTCGCAGGTAATTTACGATTCAGAATGGGGCGTTGCTTCAAAACTAAAAGAGAAGACAGGCCTTACAGATCGCCAGATTAAAAGCTATCGCCAAACCTCCTGGGTAGAAGGTGTTCATTTTAAGAGAATCCCATTGGATGGAAGCTGCTCCGAAGAGCGAGGACTTGTCTGGTACAACATCCCAAACATTAACAGGTTTGTGAAGGAGGCATAATGGCTGCAATGCCAACGGGTGTTGAGATACACAACAATAAGATACGAATAAGTTTCAACTTTCAGGGCGTTAGATGCCGAGAAACATTGAAAGGATGGATCGTAAATGCTTCGAATCTCAAAAAAGCCGGGAATCTAAGGGCCAAAATTGTAAGCGAGATTCAGCTGGGCACTTTTGACTACCGGGGCGTGTTTCCGGAGTCAAAGGTAGCAGCAAAGTTTTATGCATCTAAGAATATTACGACGTTCGCAGAACTTGCATCAACCTGGCACGAAAACCATAAAATCGATCTCTCCCCCAATGCCACAAGAAGCTATGGGATAGCTGTAAGAACGTTAACAAAACTAATTGGCCCAGAAACGCTGGTTGCATCTATCACCAACAGCGACATTCTGGGCTGGAGAAAGGAATTACTGACTGGCGAGACTAACTATGCTCCCGAAAAGAGGAGAAATAAAACTGGCCGCGCCGTTAGAACGGTAGATTATTATCTGGCCATCCTGCGACAAATCCTCGACTATGCTGTTAAAAATAAAATCATTTCATATCAACCATATGTCGGGATAAAAAGGCTTCGCAAAGGTCAAACAAAACCAGACCCGCTTCTGAGGCATGAGTTTGAGCAGTTGAAAGAGACTGCTCCGGCTCAGCAAAAAAACATGTGGCAATTTTTTGCTTACACCGGCGTTCGGCCCGGTGAGCTTTGCGCTCTTGCCTGGGAGGATATCGATCTTAACTCCGGCGAAGCTAACATTGCGCGCAATCTTACTCAGGAAGGATTGTTTGGACCACCTAAAACCGAAGCAGGATACCGGACGATAAAGTTACTGGAGCCGGCACTGGAGGCTTTGCGAGCTCAAAAGGAACTTACCGGGAGTGCCCCTAAGGTACCAATCACTTTTCACCACCGGGAGTTCGGTAAAACGGAAACGCAGAAACTGCACTTTGTGTTTATGCCTCGACCTCAGAAAGGCAAGCAGGCAGCCTACTATTCAGTTAGTTCTATTGTTTCACTATGGGATATTACGGTAAGACGATCGGGCATTCGCCGCAGACGCCCCTATCAGTTGCGTCATACATACGCGTGCTGGATGTTGTCGGCAGGTGCTAATCCTGCTTTTATAGCGAATCAGATGGGTCATGAGAATGCAGAGATGGTCTTCCATGTATACTCTGCGTGGATAAATGCTCTCGATAGCGATCAGGTATCATTTTTGAATCAGCGCTTTGGCGGATATGCTAATGCCCCTATAGTGCCCCTGAAGCTAAAAACAAAGTAGTTAATTTATTGATTTTCCGGTGATATTTAATGAAAAAGCTGTTTGTGCAGTTTTATCTCCTGCTGTTTGTCTGCTTTCTGGTGATGACCATGCTGGTCGGGCTGGTCTACAAATTCACCGCAGAGCGCGCGGGCAGGCAATCCCTGGACGATCTGATGAAAAGCTCGCTCTATCTGATGCGTAGCGAGCTGCGAGAAATTCCTCCTCATGACTGGGCGCGCACGTTAAAAGAGCTGGATCTGAATCTGTCGTTTGATTTGCGTATCGAACCCATGAAGGATTTTGACTTAGCGCCGCCTGCGATGCAGCGTCTGCGCGACGGAGACATCGTCGCACTGGACGAGAAATATACCTTCATTCAGCGTATTCCGCGCAGCCATTATGTTCTGGCCGTCGGGCCAGTGCCCTATCTCTATTACCTGCACCAGATGCGCCTGCTGGATCTCGCTCTGCTGGGCTTTATTGCCATTTCGCTCGCTTTACCTGTGTTCATCTGGATGCGACCGCACTGGCAGGACATGCTGAAACTGGAATCCGCCGCACAGCGTTTTGGGGAGGGTCATTTAACTGAACGCATACATTTCGACAGCGGTTCCAGTTTTGACCGGCTCGGTATTGCCTTCAACCAGATGGCCGATAACATCAACGCCCTGATTGCCAGCAAGAAGCAGCTGATCGATGGTATTGCGCATGAACTGCGCACTCCGCTGGTACGCCTGCGTTATCGCCTGGAGATGAGCGAGAACCTCACCGGGGCGGAATCGCAGGCGCTCAATCGGGATATTGGCCAGCTTGAAGCGCTGATTGAAGAGCTGCTGACCTATGCCCGCCTCGATCGGCCTCAGACGGAGTTGCACCTCAGTTCACCGGATCTCCCCGTCTGGCTACAGACGCATATTAACGATGTGCAGAGCGTTAACCCTCAGCGAAAACTGCTGACAGCCATTACCCCCGGCGCGTACGGCGCACTGGACATGCGCCTGATGGAACGCGTGCTGGATAATCTGATGAACAACGCCATGCGCTACAGCGAAACGACGCTGCGCATAGGTTTAGATTTGCAGGGAAGCCAGGCGATTCTGTGTGTGGAAGACGATGGCCCCGGCATTGAGCCGGCGGAGCGTGAAAAAGTTTTTGAGCCGTTTGTGCGCCTCGATCCCAGCCGCGACCGGGCTACCGGCGGCTGTGGTCTGGGGCTGGCTATTGTCCGTTCTATTGCCCAGGCGATGGGCGGTTCGGTTCGCTGCGAAGCGAGCGAGCTGGGTGGAGCCCGGTTCGTCTTTAGCTGGCCGATCTATCACAATCTTCCCCTTCCCGTACCTGCCTGA